GCTACTAATAATCTTACTTTTGACAATCATACGACCGAAGTAGCCACTTTATCAAGTGCTGGGAATTTACAGATAAATGGAGATTTAGATGTAGACGGTAATGATATAGATATAGGGGATGCTGGAGGATTTAGTGGCTTTAAATTTACTCCTGCAACTACAACTCTTGATGTATATATAGACGGAAATAAAATAGGTCATTTTGCTACTGATGGAACATATACTAATGATGTTCCTTAAACTGAGAAAGGATACAATTATGAAATGCATAGCTTTAGTGTTGTGTTTAATTTTTACAGTTCCTGTTTACTGTGCAGAAATTTACTCAAAAGCAAGTGATACCGTTCTTACAATCACCGAAACAAAAGAAGTAACTACGACTGATAATACCACGCTCAGCGACCTTAAAAAGAGAAGGGCGGAACTTGTGAAGAATAAAGATGAATATGTGGCTACAAGAAACGCTGAAATTGCTCTTATAGACCAGAGAATTACGGAAGCTGTGAAATTGGGTATAGAAGAAATTACAGATACAGAGGATATTGTAAAATAATAGAGAATGTTAGTGTAAGAGGGATAAGGAGAAAGAGGTATGAAAAAAATATTGCTTATAATTTTGATATTAGGAATCGCCTTTAATGCTTATGGGAGTGTAAGGAATATACAGGATAATTATGAAGTAACTTACAATATAATTGACAGTAACGGAAATCATATCACAGGCGAAACCGTAACGGTAAAGATTAAGAAAAGCAGTAACGGTTATTGGTATGATTTTGATGATAACACGTTTAAAAATAGTGGTTGGACAACAAAATCAACTAATTTAAATGAAGATGAAACAGAAGGGTTTTATTATTATTTATTTAATCCACCCGCGAGCGAAACTTCTGCCGAAGAATATGTATTTGTAGTTGACAATGCCTCTGCTACGTATGGTGACCATCAGTCAGATATAGTTTGTTACCAGAATATAGGAACATCTATACTTACAACGTCAAGTGCAGTTGGTTCTGTTACTGGTTCGGTAGGAAGCATTACAGGGGTGACTTTTCCTACCAACTTCTCTGTGCTTTCAATTTCGGCTTCAACAGGACTTGTTGATATAACGCAGACAGGTGCAGATAAAGTTTGGGACGCAGTATTGACAGACCATTTGGATAGCGGTTCAACAGGAAAGAAATTGAATGAAATGCCTACGCCTTATGACGTTGGTAATTAAAAGGGGGAAATATGTCGGTTCAAAGAGAAAGTGCTGTAATAAATGAACAGATAGTTTTAAAGAACAATTTTAAATATTCACAGACAAGCGATTACTTTGACCCTTTAAGTATCACAAAGGTAGAAATACTTGATAGTGATGGTGTCACGGTTTTGGAAACAATTACAGGTGCTAATATAATCAAAAGTTCCACAGGACAGTATTATGTGGTAGCGAGTGCAGTAACGTCGGCTAAAACTATCTATGATAAATGGACTTTTGTCCCTGTTACTGGTGCTTCTGCACTTACAAAGACAAATACCTGCGTAGTTTGGTCAACAGTTGCAGGTGCAGGTGGTCTTACTACATTGGCAAATGTAAGGACAAGTTTAGGTCTATCTGCAACACAGACAGGCGACGATACGTTGATTACCAATTTAATATCAAGAATATCCGATATGATAGAAAAGAAATGTGGCAGGGTATTCAGTATTGCAACTTATACAGAATATCACGATGGAGATAATACTGATAGTGTCCAATTAGACCAGTATCCTATAAATTCTGTAACGAGTATCCACGACGATACAGATAGGTCTTATGGTGTGGATAGTTTAATCAGTAGTGACGATTATGTTTATTATTCGGAAGAAGGCAAGATACAGTTGGACGGTCTTACTTTCAGCAAGGGTTTAAAAAATATCAAGGTAATTTATAACGCAGGGTTTGATGTTATACCTTACGATTTGGAACAAGCGTGTATCAAGTATATAATGGCAGAATATTTAGAGGAAAAAGGCGGTATCAATGTTATAGAAGGGCAGGACTTTATTTATAAACCTGCGAAGTTACGTGAGGACGCAAACAAGGTATTACAGTTGTATATTAAAATAAGATAATTAGGGAGTAACTACACGTATAACTGTTAGGTATCTTATGATAGAGTTTAGATTAGACAAAGACCAGTTGAAAGAGTTGCAAGAAAGTTTAAACAGGATAAGTCCAAGATATAGAGATAGCGTTACGAGAAAGGCATTTAAAGATTTAACTATACAGACAGAAAAACAGTTAAAAATAAATCTTACAAATAGGATTTTACACGTAAGGAGTGGTAGGTTAAGGAGTAGCATAGGCAGTTTAGTCAAAGACGAAGAAAAAGACCTTGTAGGTCTTGTAGGTAGCGGAGTAAGGCAAGGTGATAGGGTTAAATATGCAAATATCCACGAAACAGGTGGGGTAATAAGACCAAAGAGAGGTAAGTATTTAGCAATACCGTTATCAAGTGCATTGACAGGTAGCAGAGGTCAATTAAGGGGTGGTGCGACAAGCGCGAGAGATTTTCCTAATACGTTCTTTATAAAAAGTAAAGCCGGTAATCTTTTAATTATGCAAAAACAAGGCGGTGGCGCCGTTCCTTTATTCCTTCTTTTGAGAAGCGTAAAAATACCGGCGAGGTATTATATGACAAAGACCGTTAATGAAATGATGCCTAAGTGTATTGAGATAATGACGAATTGCATAGATAAAGAAGTCGCAAGGAGAAACTAAAATGAGCAAACCTGCTGATGTATTGAATCAAATCAAGACGCAGTTAGCAAATTATTCAGGGTTAAGTTATGTTAATGATGAAAGCATCTTCTTGGGAGTGAGGGAGAGCATTACGATATTCCCTTGCATAATTATTGAGCCGATAAGTATTTCAGAGCAGGACAACGCCTATCCTAATGAGCGCCTTACAATGAGAGTTGCTGTTATGGGATATATTAACTGCACGGACAAGGATAAGCAGATAGTTGGCAATTCTAATGACAAAGGCATTTTAGATGTGGAGAACGATGTCAAGTTGGCATTAGACAGCGACAGGACATTAGGCGGAAACGCAATTCACTTGGATATAGCGGAAACTACGTATCAGTTTGTTGAATATCCTATACGCAGTTTTGCTATTAACATAGATGTTTTATTTCAACAGACAAAAGGAACGAGAACTTAACAAAGGAGAGTGAATATGTTTTTAGCGAATAAGAGAATACTTCTTGCGAAAGAAGAAAGCAGTTACGGTCAGGACCCCACGCCAACGGTGGCAAATAATTTTATGCAGGCGAGTAATATTAAAGTTGCTTATAAGGGCGATGTCTTGGAAAGGAATATACAAAGAGGAAACTTATCTCCGGTAACGCCTGTGATAGGAAAGCGCTGGATAGAGGTTTCTTTTGATATGGAATTAAAAGGTTCAGGAACAAGGGGAGTTGCAGGTAAACTCGGGGATTTGCTTGAAGCGTGCGGTTTAGCCGAAACTGTAAGCGTGGGTTCAAGCGTAACGTATGCTCCGAGTTCAAGCACGATGAAATCTATTACGCTATACGTTTATGATGCGCAGGACAGCGGAAGCGCAAAGCTTCACAAGATTACCGGCGCAAGAGGTAATTTTAATCTATCTCTTGAAGCAGGAGCAATAGGCAAGATTTCTTTCACGTTTCAAGGCATATACACAGTTCCGGCAGATGTTTCCGAGCCGGGAGCGCCTACGCAGGAAAGCACCGTTCCGCCGATAGTCCAGAGTTCAGCATTTTCCCTTAACAGCGTAACGACTCTTATTGTCCAAGCGCTTAACTTGGATATGGGGAATGATATTCAGGCGTCTGATGATGTGAGTTCCGCCGGAAGCATTAAAGCTTTTAATATCGTAGGCAGGAAACCGCAAGGGCAGTTTAATCCCGAAGCAGTAACAGTTGCAACGTATAATTTCTGGTCGGATTGGGTAGGTGCAACAGCAAGGGCATTAAGCATAGTAATCGGTTCAGTATCAGGTAATATCTGCACGATAACAGCGCCTAAGGTAACTGTGGACAACGTTGATATGTCAGAGAGAAGTGGAATTATGAGCCACGATTTGCCTTATAAATGCGCTGTGAACAGCGGTAATGACGAGATACAAATTCAGTTCACGTAATCTCGGAAGGAGAAAAATGTTAAAAGGTATAAGTTTAAATGAGGTTTTGGAGTATTCAAGCGTAAAAGACGAAGGAGAACCAAAGACAATTTTTTTGATAGGTAATATCACTCATAAGGACAAGATACGTCTATTTGACGGAATGGACACGTCAAAGGTCGCAATGAGCAAGGCGTTTGATGTCCTTAAAATAGGGTTAAGGGGTATAAAGAACCTTAACGGAAAAGATTATGAGAGTATTACCGAAGAAGTCCTTGAACTCATACCCTTTGAAGTCATAGGGGAACTGCTCGGAAAAATAGTTGAGTTCAATAGGTTAGGGGAAGCGGAAAGAAAAAACTAATACTGGCGGTCTGGTCTATATGCAATGGTCTGGACTGCCAGAAATGTAATGACCAAATAAGGTCTATAAGGGGTTGCGAGGATAAAGCCAAACAACCATATCAAATTGAGGGAATTGAGGTCTTAAAATGCCCTATAACGCAAATAACAGGCATTACAGAGGTATATCTACAAGCATATAAGGAATATAAAGGCGGTTTTTTACCAAACGAGGGTGGTTGGTTAAATCAACCTATGAAGTTCAGTAGCATAATGAGTTTCATAGATAACCTTATGAATAAATACGCAGAGGATAAAAATGGCAGATAGAGATATAAATATAAGGTTGAAACTTACTGACGAGTTTACCAATGGAATGGCAAAGGTAAACCGTGAAGTTGATAAAATGGCAGATACTATGTTGCGTCAAGGTAGGCAACTATCTCGTTTTGGTAACCAAATGATGTGGATAGGAACTGCTGTCCTTGCACCATTTATCCTTGCAATAAAAGAATACAGCAAACATAATATCTATGCGGAAGAAAAGTTGAATAAACTTACAAGAACATTCCAAGAGTTCCAAGTAAACCTTGCGGTATATGCACTCCCTTATCTTGACAGGTTAAATGATATAATAGGAAAAGTAAACCAGAAATTTAACCAGATGTCGCCTTCCACTAAAAACGTCGTCGCTGATGTAGTTATAATGATAGGAGTTATTACTCTGTTAAGCGGTGTAATAGTTAAAGTAGCAGGTGCGATAGAGATATTAAGTAGTGTTTTTGTAAGGTTCTCGCCTCTTATAATAGGTATAGGAGTTGCTTTTGCAGGTTGGAAAACAGGGGAATGGATAAGCAATATCACAGGTCTTAATGAAGCGTTAAGCGGTAGGGACGGTTTGTTTACAAAGATGTTTGAGTGGTTAGATAGAAAAGATATTGCAGGAAAGTTAGCGAACTTTATAAATAAGGTAAAGGATTTAACTATTATAGCAGGTAGTTTCGGTCTTATCAAACCACCGAAAGTTTCAGTAGAAACAGATGATTATAGTAATTGGGATAGGATAACTGTTACCAAATCAGTTTCTATGGTTATGAAGATGAAGGAAACTTTTAAGCAGATAGGGACTGGGTTTAAAGAACAAGTTATTCAAATGAATAAGGACTTGGATAATTTCGGTCAGATGGGTAAAGAAACTGCTTTGAAAATAGAGCAAGCAATGGAAACTCATTTAGGGAACTTCTTTTATAATACCTTAACAGGTCAGTTAAAGAGTGCGAAAGAAATGTTTGCAGATTTCGGCAGGGCAGTATTGCAGATATTAACGCAGATGATAGCAAAGATAATCATAATAAGGTCTTTGGGTATGATGTTTGGCGGTGGTGCAGGTTCTTTATTGACACTTCATAGTGGCGGAGTTGTAAGGCGTGCTCATAGCGGTATGTATGCACCAGACGAAGTTCCTATAATAGCACAACAGGGAGAAGGCATAATCTCACGAAGGGGTATGAATAGGTTAGGGGTAGCGGGATTTAATAAATTGAATAGAGGTGAAGGCGGTAGCGGAATGACTTTAAATTACAGTCCTGTCATTGTTATAAAGGCATTTGATACCAATGACGTTTATGCTCAAAGGAAAGCAATAAGCGGAGTTCTGTCAGAGGATTTAATGAATAACGGAACAATGAGAAGAATGTTAAAACAATACGGAAGGTGATATATGTCGGATTTTACCATAGCACCAGATTTTACAGTTGAAGAAGAAATTGCTTATAATACTCTTACTACGCAGTTTGAGAATGGTGTAGAACAGAGAAGGGCAAAGTGGTCAACACCTATGCGTAAATGGCGATTAGAGTTCAGGTATAAAACAGCGACGGAGAAGGATAGTTTAGTTTCCTATTTCACAGGAAAATTAGGTTCATTGACTTCGTTCACGTGGACAAACCCAATAGATAGCACAGAATATACAGTAAGGTTTCAGGAAGATAGCTTAAGTGTAAAGATGGTCGCTTACAATGTGTTCAATGTAAGTGCGTCATTTATTACGGTGAAATAATGAGAACATTAGACAGCACGTTTAAGTCAGAGAAGAATAAGTCAGCAGATAAACCTATCTATTTATATACTATTTATGACTATGATGGGTCAAGCAATAATCTTTATTTCGCAGAGTGGGATACTGATATTGTTTATAATGGGATTACTTATACAAGGTTTCCTATAACTCACGATTTTATAGGAGAAAACTCGCAGAACGAGGTTGATAGCGTAAAGGTTTCTATCGGTAATGTGTCCAGAGAAATACAGGCATATCTTGAACTTTATGATTTAAGAGGGGTTAAAGTTGATATAACTCTTGTATGGGCAGACCAGTTGGCAGATACAGACGCTTATATTACCGATACGTTTTACATAGATAGTTATACAGCAGACGAACAGGCAGTAACATTTACTTTGACAAGCAAGTTTGATGTTATAGACCTAACGTTACCTGTAAGGAACTATTCAAGGAACTATTGTTCTTGGAAGTTTAAGTCAACGGAATGTGGATACGCAGGTGCAACC